CTTCAGTACCAGTAACATTGACAACCCAGTTTCAAGTTGCGACCCAGTTCACAACGCAAGATTTGGCATTGTCTTTGGATATGTTTTCGGATAGAGTGCTGAAACCCGCGGTAGCAACTATTGCAAATAGGATAGACCGTGATGGTTTATTGATGGCTAAAAACAATACTGCAAACATCGTTGGTACTGCCGGTACTGCTCCAACTGGTTTGATTACTTACCTGACTGCGGCCGCTTACCTTGATTCTGAAGGTGCGCCACGTGACGGTCGCCGTTCTTGCATCGTTGAGCCATTCACTTCAGCAACTATTGTTGATAGCTTGAAAGGTTTGTTCGTTCCACAAGAAGCAATTGGCGAACAGTATCGTAAAGGCCTTATGGGTCGCGATTCCGGCGGTATGAATTGGAAAATGGACCAAAACGTTCAGGCACAAACATTCGGTAGTTATTCTTCTGCTACTTTGTCTTGCAACGTTACAACTGCAACTGGCTTCTTGACTTCAGGTTGGGCACAAACTTCTACCATCACTATTGGTGCTACAAGTGCGGCCGCAACATTGAACCAAGGTGATACATTCACTATCGCTGGCGTATATGCAGTTAACCCACAAAACCGTCAAGCTTACGGTTCAGGCAAACTACGTTCATTCGTAGTTACTTCAACTACTTCTATCAGTTCAGGTGGTACTGCTTCTGTTACTGTTTCCCCAGCCGTTATTACTGCTGGTCAGTTCCAAAACGTTAGCGTAACTTCAACTGGTTCACAGACTGTTACTCCATTTAACAATACTGGTACAACTTCTTCACAAAACATTATCATGCACCGCAATGCTTTTTGCCTTGCGGTCGCAGATTTAGAATTGCCGGAAGGGGTCCATTTCGCGGGGCGCGCTTCTGATAAAGAAATTGGCTTGTCACTTCGTGTGGTTAGGCAATACACCATAAATAACGATAGTATTCCTACTCGTTTGGATGTGTTGTATGGCTGGGCGCCTTTGTACCCTGAACTTGCTTGCCGCGTAGCATCGTAAGCATTAAATAGCCGGGGGTAACACCCTGGCATTTCAACCATATTTAAGGAATAAAATCATGAGCAATCCAGGACCAGCATCAACCCAAACGATTCACCCATCAAATCTAGCTTCTAACCAAGCTATCCGTTTGTTAGGTGTATTGACTGGTGTAAACGTTAACGCTACTGGCGATAACGCAATCCCTATCCAAAACACAACTAACTTTTCTGTTAGCAACTTTATCGTTACCAATGCTTCTACAAGCTTGACAACGGCAGTTGCGGCAGTTTACCCAGCGGCTAACGCACAAGGTACTGCTATTGTTGCGGCTTCTACTGCGCTTTCAGGCAATACTGGTGCAACAGTTGTTAACCAATTGACAGTAGCTTCTACTGCTACTCAATCAACACAAAACGTATATTTCCGTGTAACTACCGCCCAAGGCGCGGCCGCTACTTGTGACGTTTATGTTTACGGTTACGACTTTAGCAACTACAACTTAACTAACCCTATTGGGGCTTAATTAAGTAAAAAGTAAAGGAAAGGCCGCCCCCAAAAAGGGTGGCTTTTTTTCTATTTAGACTTATAATTAATTATCCTCATTTAAAGGAAAAATCATGTCATCTACTACCGTTACACGTGGCAATGCCCACGAAACTTTTTATATTTCCGTACCTTTGACACCTACCGCAGTTGCAACCGCTGGCGCAACACAAACTTATGCTTTGCCTGGCTTACAAACAACTGACCTAGTATTTGTTCAAGGCGTTGTTGGTTCACAAACTGCTGGTGTTGTTGCCGCTGAAGCTGATTGCTTGGCCGCTAACGTATTGTCTGTTCAATGGGTTAATGCAACTGGTTCTAGCGCAACTCCAGCAACCGGTAATTACATTATCCAAATTACACGTGCTGAAGGCCCATTGCCAGCAACGGCGGTGTAATTATGGCTAATACTTCCGTTTATCGTTTTATTGGACCAACAACGGCTATTACTGTTAGTGGAACATCGTCAACGGCAGTTACCATTACCCCAGGCGGCAACGACCAAATTAACTATTGTGCGTTTCTAAATACTGCTTCTACACCGGTTGCAATTACCATTAGCCCAGTTGTTCAGGGCGTTGGTTCTGCACCGGCGGCAGTATTGCCTACTGGTGGAAATAGTAGCCAATCGTTTGTATTAGGCGTAACAATGTCACAACCTACTGTTATTGCAGTTCCACAGATTTTCTCAATTACCGCAATTGGTACTTCAGGAACCCTGTATGTAATGCCAGTAGCAGACCAATCGTAAGGAAACATTATGGCAAACCCAGGCGTAGCAAATAGTTCAGTAACAAATTTACTGCCGGTACAGGCAACATTTAATACGGCTGGGGCTTGCACCGGTTTGATTGGTCCTGGCGGTGCAGTATTTTCACCACCATTAAGCGGTAATACCGAAAATCCAGCAACTTTGTCTATGGGTGGCAATTTAATTGCTACTTCAAATACATTGCCTACAATTGGTTCGGGATTTGGCACAAGCCCAACAATTACTGCGGTTAGCACATTTGTATTTAAAATTGTTGTTGGTTCGGGCGGCGCTTCAAGTGGGACAATTACGCTACCAACCGCACCAAATGGATGGTTAGCTTTTGCCGCTGACGTTACAAGCGGTTCTACATTATTTTTACAATTAACTGGAAGCACAACAACTTCAGTAACATTTACTAGCTTTTCAGTAACAACTGGCGCCGCGGCACCAATGTCAGCAAGTGATGTAATCCTAGTTAACTGTATTGCCTATTAAGGTTTAGTATGACTACACCATCAAATTCTGCGGTACAGAATTTACTGCCAGTTCAAGCGTATTTCAACGTTGATGGCAGTTTTAATACTTTTATTGGTCAAGGTAAGCCGTTTTATGCGACTTCTAATCCTGTTCAATCAGGATTAACCATTACCAATTCCACATTGGATTCAAGTCCAATTGGAGCAACTACACCGTCAACTGGCGCATTTACTAGCTTTAGCACAACAACCGGCACGATTTCTACACAACCAAGCGGTGCAACAGATATTGTTAACTTGTTGGCGTTGCAATCTTATGCCGCTGGCATTAGTTGGAAACAACCAGTAGCTTGTGCGACTTTGACAAACATTACATTGTCGGGATTACAAACAATTGATGGTTATACAACCCTTGCTGGCGACCGTGTAATAGTTAAAAATCAATCAACTGCCGCTAATAATGGCATTTATATTGCCGCTTCAGGCGCATGGACGCGTTCATCTGATGCAAATACATGGAATGAATTAATTTCAGCCATAGCATTTGTAGAATATGGAACACAAGCTGGTTCTGCATGGTTTTGTACCGCACAACCAGGTGGAACATTAGGCGTTACCGCCGTTAACTGGTCGCAATTTACAACTTCTGCAACTTATACTGCTGGAACAGGATTAACCCTTACTGGATTTCAATTTAGCATTACCCCAGTAGGAACTGCTGGTACTTATGGTTCTGCTTCTAGTGTTCCAGTAATTACTACAAATGCAAGCGGTCAAGTTTCAAGCGTTACAAACACTTCTATTGCTATTAACGGCAATCAAATTACTAGCGGAACAATTGGTTCTAGCTATATTACAGGCTCATATACAGGCATTACAGGCGTTGGTACGTTAACTGCTGGCACATGGAACGCTGGAACAATTGGCGTGGCTTATGGCGGTACTGGTGCTACTACATTAACTGGTTATTTAATTGGTAATGGTACTGGCGCATTTACGGCTTCTTCAACTATTCCAACTACTGCTTTAAGCGGCACGATTACTAACGTACAATTAGCTAATAGCACTATTAGCGGTGTTTCATTAGGTAGTAATTTGTTTAGTTTGACTGCTGGCTCAAACATTACGTTTAGTTCAGGAACAACATATAACGGTTCTGCCGCAATTACTATTAATGCAACGGTTCCATCACAAGTTTATCCTAGTGCTGGTATTGCTAATTCAACTGGTTCTGCATGGGGCACAAGCTATTCCACAACTGGCACAGGAACCGTAGTAGCTTTGGCCACAAGTCCAAGTTTTACAACTCCAGCGCTTGGAACACCTTCTGCCGCAGTTCTTACTAATGCTACTGGATTGCCAGTTTCTACTGGAATCAGCGGTTTAGGAACTGGTGTAGCAACTGCTTTAGCTGTAAATACTGGTTCTGCTGGTGCTTTTGTAACCAATGGTGGTGCATTAGGTACACCATCTAGCGGCGTAGCAACTAATTTAACTGGAACTGCATCAGGTCTATCTATTGGTGGTAATGCGGCAACTGCAACAAATGCAACGTCAGCTACTACTGCAACAACTGCAACTAATGCTACAAACATAGCAATTACTGACAATACAAGCTCTAGTTCTACTTGGTATCCAACCATTGTTTCAACAACAACTGGTAATTTGCCACAAACAACATCATCTACAAAGTTAAGTTTTGTTCCGTCAACTGGAATATTAAGTGCAACAGGTCTTACTGGCGCATTAAATGGCTCATTAGGAGCTACAACACCTAGCACAGCTTCTGTAACAACATTAACTATTGGC